CAAGCTAAGTGCATCGCAAAAAGAACTAGCGGTTATGTTTAAACTGCCTTGCTCGTGGTCAAAATAAACATAAAACTTTAATCTGTCGTCTTTCCAATCCGGCACATAATCCGGACAGAGCATATCATGCAGCTGCTCCAGTCGTAACAGCAACCGCATTTTATCTGCGACTTGTTCGGCACGTTCCCTTGTTCGAAAAAAATTTCCGAAGTTTTTTCGTGCGATGTCGGTTCGGTGCTCTGTAAACATTTCACAAATCACTCTGCCAGATTGACTGATATAGAAATATT